ACGCTCGGATAGCCGAATCACCCGTAAGAATATAGGGGGCCCCAACTTGGGTATGTCAAGGGGGCAAAAGGATAGGTTGACAAACGAGAAATATATACGCTCGGATAGCGAATCGCCTACCATTTGGTCGGTTTATTTCACAAGTACAATTTGACCAGATAGTAAAAGATTGACCAAACGATCAAATAATAACGCATTGAAACAATGATAAAATCAAATAGGCGCTGAGAGCCACGGAGAAGCCCGTACAATAGCCAAAAAGAAAACGGGTCCAGACATACCAGAGCGAGTCTTTGCCCTACTGTAGCGGCCTTATATTGGCTCTAATAGATAAAAAAATACCCCGCATAAAGCGGGGCAAGTTGGGGGAGTCAACCGTGAAAAGAATTATGCATATATCAAATCATATACGAATCCGCTCGTATCTTTATAGGCGTGACCTTTAGCAAACAAACCAACAAAGACTCCTTGCGGGTCTATAAAGCGGAGGTCATGCGAGTCTCCGTCTATCATAGGTCTACCCATAAATGACTCTGGTTTGGACTCATTGCGCTTTAGGCGCAATACAACAACACAATTCATACCGTTATTAAAAGCGGAGTCTATATCACTCTTTGTTGTTGTTTCCGATACGCTATAACATAGAGAATAATTCGATATATGCGATACATTGCGAGTCGCTATCTTTGAATAGTCATAAAATATAATATCTGGATTCTGACTAAACAATTCGGGAAACAATGACTCAAATTTCTGGTCACTTGTCCCATTTGGTCGAATTACTGGAACCGCGGATTCGTGCTGTGCTTTGCGTCTTAATGCGTCAACTTCCCTTTGCATCTTTGCTTTGAATTGATCACGATATCGGAACCAAATCAGAGTCCTTATGACTCGCGCTATATGCACACTGTGATTGCCATTATGCACCATATGCAATTGACCGTGACCAGACTCATTTAAGCAATTCATGCCACAGCCTAGAGTCGCCAAAGCGCAAGTATTGATTCCGCTTGCCCATGATGGCGCAAGATGCAAGATCGCGCTTTTATAGCCTAGTTTTTCGCCTTTAATCACTTTAGGGTTGATACTTAGCAAACTAGGCAATTTTGACCAGATAAGAGTCCCATTGTCCCGAATTGACTCCGCGAGTCTGGACTCCGCTTGTTTCCGTACTTTGCGCCAAAACGGGGAGTCGTAGTGCTCTTTTAACCTTTGACTCGTTGATTTTACGCCTTTTAATAGGTTGATAGTTTTCACTTCTTTGACTCCTTGGTCTCTTTTATTAGCTTAATGATAAGCGATTCAAGGTCTCTTTGCAACTCGTCAAGATATGGCGTATCGGACAATTTCATTGATAGACTCCCGACTCGCTATCGTCAAGCGCTACATGATATCCGCCAACTCCAGCAACAAAGACTCCAAAACCGTCATTGCCAAAGTATGAAAATTTGCCAAGCGCGAACACAAGCGCCAAGATTGAAAGATTGAAAGACAACCGAAGCATTATTTCGACTCCAATTGTAAGATTGACTCAACTGTATCTGTAAATCCCTTACATTCAACAGACTCCGTGAAGCAGCCAGACTCTAGGGACAAGGCAAGCGATAACCAAAAAAGAAACATTATTTTGACTCCGTTACTAAAACTATTGCGAGTCCTATGACTCCAGCAACTAAAACCGCAACATAAACGATTCCATAGATTGATGATATTAGCATAGGCGCGGCAAAGATTAAAAACACCAAAATTGCCAAAGCGCAAAACCAAGCCGCAACCGCGCCAATTTTAGATAAGATTTCTAATGTTTTCAAAGACATTTTAGACTCCATTTTTTGTTTCTGGAATTGTTTAAATCACGATTCGCAATATGAGTCAAATATAAATTAAAAAAATTATATATATTATAAGGCGTAGAACAAAACTAGAACAAAAAGCATGAGTCATTTTGACTCATGTATTTATATTTTTGCGCTTGCTATAATTTAAACATGACAATCACTTGTTACATAAAATTTACCAATACAGATTCTTGTAACATATCCAAATTTGGGAAGTGTTACAGAAAATCTATTGTTGCGGATTCTTGTAACATATTGCGAATCGTCGCGTTATCTGATCAAAAGCGATTCGGCAATGGTTATTTTATGTCAAGTGTTAATTTGTTGCGAATCGTTGTAAATAAATCACACTATACCAAATTCCTTGTCAACCTATACTTTTGTACTATTGACGGCAATTTTGACAGTATCCGAATCGTCACAAAAGAACGAATCAGGAACGAATCAGCAACTTGGAACGAATCGGGAACGAATCATGAAAGTAGAACGAATCGGGAACGAATCATGAATCTGGAACGAATCAGGAACACTCGAAAATTTGGCCTGACCCCCTCCAGTGGAAATTAGGGATTGACCCCACCAGTGGAAATATGGTAGACTGATTCGTGAGAGGCCACCAGTGGAAATATAAAGTGAGGACCAGCAGATATGTTCAACATCAGAGTGAAATATAAAGACGAAATGAAGTCCAGAATTACTGCGACAGTGGGAGAATATTCAAACTACCTAGAAAATATGTTGCATGTTATGACACAAAATGCTAACATTGATTGGGTAAGGATAGAGAGGAGCGAATCATAATGACAATGGTCAATATTGAATTTAACCCCGATTTGATGACAATCAGGGATGTAAAGGATATCACAAGCACAATGCGTGATTTACTCAGGGCTGCACAAGAGACTAGAAAACAGTGTGAAGAGGTTTGGATAAACCCCGACATCGATGGTAAGGATGAAGAGCAAATGTGCAACAAACTGATGGAAGATTTCTTCTGGAAGTTTGTCAATTCAACAGACAACCTTCAAACCAGATAACCTACAGGAAAATTATAATGATGTATAAAGTAAGAACAACATACAAAGACAACGATCTGGTCACAGAAGAATACAAAACTTTTCGTGAAGCAGTTGACGCAGCCATAGAAGAGTGTATGTATGAAGAGACAGACCACAGTTGGGTCTTTGACGAAAACGAAAAGATTGTACACAAGTCAGAGGGATGGGTATAATGGAAAAGATCATCAGGGATATCAAAGACATCGAAAGCGACATTGATAAAATCATCAGTCGCGCAGAGGAATATCGTAACGATGCAGAGCGTGGTATTAACGTAAACCATGATCGAAAAGATGATTTCTCATGGTCTACAGAGGATCAGGTAGAGAGCCTGTTCGAGTATCTGGAAGATGCCAAGAATGATATTGATCGAATGAAAGATGACCTCAAGGTCGTAAAAGATTACTTGACTAATCTGCTGGATGATGTAGAATACGAATCAATCAGACAGAAAGCTACAGGAGAATCATAATGGCACACACATGGACCACAGTAGGGTACAGAGGATATGACTTGGACATTGTTGTCGAGGGAGACCAGTGTATATATGAAGGTATATACGATAACATCAGGCTGCGTAAGAAGAGCGGAGAAGCTATGTCAGAGCGTTTAGAGAAAGCCCTGATGAAAGAATATGGGGATGATTACTTCGCAGAATATCTGTACGAGCTTGGCGCATATGCCGATAATGACTACTAATGAAAGTCATCTTCACTATAATGCTCTCCTATATCATCATGCTGATTGTTGTCGGAATATTGGTGACGGTAGGGATGGAAAAGGAGAGCATTAACTCTATAAATATTTACTTGACGGTAGTTCAAATATCGTTTATAATTGTAATCATAAAGCGAATCAAGGAGATCGTAACATGGCACTACCAGTAAACTTAATCAGAAACCTACTCAATGAACAGAAGGGTCGTTTCTTCATTGTTGATGTTGTCAAAGAGAACGGTGACAAGCGTAGACTCAATGGCAAGGTCGTAGAGATCCGCGATAATGGTTTGGTCACTATCAAACTTGGTGGAACCAAAGACCAATACCGTTCGTTCTACACTGACAAGGTGCAGCGTATTCATCAACGTAAACGTGCTATATTTTGTCTTGGAGCGTGACAATGATCTTAGATGAAATACCAAACCCAGATGCAGAGATTTTAGTTTCTGCAGGTGATGCAGCACAAGAGGGTGCAAGGCTTATTGCATACCTACCTTTCAATCGTGAGGGGCCTGATCTTGAGGAAGGCTTTGTGCTTAATGTGTTTAAGGTCTATCAATCTTTACAGAAAGCATATAATGATTGGCCTTATGAATACATCAACATTGAAGTGAGGTTCAACCATGACTATATCAATATCTAAGAGCGTGACATGATTGGTCTTGAGTGTTTAGCAGTTGCGGTTTTCTTTGAGAGCCGCAGCCAACCCATTGAAGGACAGTATGCTGTTGCTGAGGTGGTGATGAACCGTGTGGAGAGTGACAGGTGGCCCAACACCATCTGTGATGTTGTCTTCCAAGATCAACAATTCTCGTTCACACATGATGGAGCGTCAGATCACATACACAAGTACACTGACAATCCGATTGACTGGAGAGCCGCTGTAGTGGCCCGTACAGTAGCCTTAGACGTTTTTGGCAGGGGAGATACCTCAATCACCTCTACCCATTACCACAACCTCTCTGTGTCGCCCTCATGGGCAAAGGAATATTTAAAGGATGGCAGAATTGGAGACCACATATTCTATACCGCCCCAGATGGAAAATGAGTTAATCAGAATGGGGATACTCCCCGCAACGCAATTAGAGGAACTAGAGAGAGTGTGTCCAAGAGACAGATGGGCGCATCTACCTACAGACCCCTACGATGAAAATGGAGAGGTAATATTCTAATGATTAAAGCAACACTGATGGACTACATGGGCAGTGATATTACTGTCGTTAATGCTGCGAGAGTATCTTTCGGCAAGAAGTCCAGTAACACATACACAACAGACAAGGATGATAAGCTGATCAGGTATCTGGCAGAGCATAGGCACATGTCTCCATTCGGACATTGCTTTGCATCCTTTCACGTCAAGGCTCCCATCTTTGTGGCACGTCAACTTGTGAAGCATAAGTTTCTGAGATGGAATGAGATATCAAGAAGGTATGTTGATTACGAACCAGAGTTCTATGTCCCTAAGACATGGAGAGGCCGTGCTAAAGACAAGAAACAGGGAAGTGAAGGTGAAGTAAAAACAAATGCTAACACCTGTGGTCATCAACTTGATTCGCTCTTTATGTATAGACAGTTATTAGATGAAGGTGTTTGCCCAGAGCAAGCACGTATGATTTTACCACAAAGTATGATGACTGAGTGGTACTGGTCAGGTAGCCTTGATGCTTTTGCTGATATGTGTAATCTGCGTTGTGCTTCTGATACACAGGCAGAGACAAGGGAAGTGGCTACACAGATTAGTCGTAGGATGCGTAGTCTATTCCCTGTATCGTGGGCAGCATTGATGAAATTTTTGACAACATATCACACACTCTGTAAGGTTGCAGAAGAGTATAAGTTTAGATACGAGGAGAATAATGATGAGTAAAAATGCAGGTATCATTGGTGTTGAAACCGTAGAAGAGCATGAGGATGGTAGTGCGACTTTTCAGTTTCACATGGATGCACATTGTCGTAGGTTATTAGCAGATGAAGGCTTGAAGCTAGTGATGTACTGTGCAGCAGCCAAGATGGATATACAGTTAGTATATGACTTCATAGAGGATCACATTAGGTACAATAAGGATGAAAGGTTTGATGAGTACGGAAACTATGGAGAGAACAATCCACCAGTGTCTTCTAAAGAAACATGGGATAATCAAGATAAGGGGGAGAACCTTGCATGACAGGTAAGTACACATTTGGTATCCCCCTCAAGGAAATAAGACCTATGACCAAAGAGGAGCGACAGAGAGCCAAGGTAAAAGAATCATATAACACACTTGGTCTCAATCTTTGTGTAAGTTGTGGGTGTCCTACTCCAAACACATGGTGCGAGTTTTGCTTGAAGGAAGAGTGATGACAGAGCAAGAAATATTAAAAATGTGCAAAAACCTAGCAAAAAAGTACAAAAACAGGCAAGAATACGATGATTTAGTGTCTGAGGGGGTTCTTAAGTGCCTTGAATTGTTGTCAGAGGGTAAGTCAGATAAAGCACTTCTGAAGTCTCATGCTAAGGCTACAATGAATGACTATTACAACAGAAAAAGAAAGGTTGTGGCTATACCTAATTCACACGATGCAAAGTCTATGTCTGTTGATCAAAGCACAAACAGTTGGACTGCTATGGCACTACAAAAAGCATTGTACACCCCCTCAGTGGAAATTAGAGAGGAAATGGCAATGGGTGAATCTCCAGAGACAATTCTGGAGCGTAAACAATTCATCAGACATGTCTTTATGACTGCGTTTAATTGTCTTACTCACGACGAGTGGACAATTATTCGTATGCGGTATTGGGATGGAATGACACAAGATGCTGTAGCTAAAGAGTTATGTCATAACCAAGTGTGGGTTCATCGTAGAGAAAAGTCAGCACTTGAAAAAATCTGTAACAATTTGTGATGTATAAAATGTTGCAGATAGCACTTATGTATATACGTAAGTTTTAATAATTATGATAATAATAAAACGTGAGTATAAACTATGGAAGAGAAAAAACATCAACCATGTCCCTATGTTGCTTGTCAAAGTAGTGACGCATTTTGTTACAACACTGGTGGTTATGGTAAGTGTCACTCTTGTGGTAGGGCATACCCATCAAAAGATGAAATGTTTGAGTGGGCAAAAGAGGCTTACCCAACAAAGTATGCGGAGACTGTAGTGGAAATAAGGAAACCTGACCCCTCTAGTGGAAAATATGTGCCTATGAGGGGTATCACAAAAGAGACCATGCAGGATTTCAACGTCCTGACATATGACGACAAACAAGAGTACATATACCCCTCTGGGGGAATTAAGGTACGTTGTATAGCTGATAAGAAGTTCTACACCAAAGAGGGGTTCAAGGGTGATGAACTGTTCGGTATGAATATGTTCACTGCAGGTTGTTCTAAGACTGTGACAATCACAGAGGGTGAATTAGACGCACTGTCAGTAGCACAGATGCTCAAGAGCCAGTACATCAACCCCGTTGTGTCGTTGCCCTCTGCTACCCCTTCCAAGAAAATGTGGGAGAATTGTGCAGACTGGCTAAACAGTTTTGAGCGTATTGTGTTATCTGTTGATAATGACGAAGCAGGTAATGCTGTAGCTGATCGTGTGGCACGTCTATTTCCTAACAAGGTATATCGTGTACCACATGAGAAATACAAAGATGCTAATGACTTTCTGCAGAACAATGCCATACAAGAATTTAAGTCTGCTTGGTTTAAACCTAGAAAGCATACGCCAGAGAACATCTTAAACAGTACAGAACAATTCTTGTCGCTGTATCGGGATACCCCAGAACATCAGTACGTCCCTACAGGAATACAGGCACTTGATGACAAGATCCTTGGTTTGATGCAGGGACACTTCACTGTGATCAAGGCTCCCACAGGAATTGGTAAGACAGAGATTATGCGCTACCTTGAGTATAATATGCTAGAGCGTGGCATACCTATTGCAGCATGGCATCTGGAAGAGACAAAGCTGCGTAGCCTTCTTGGTCTTGTGTCGTATCATATCAAGGATAACCTCACACGCAGAGACTTGATAGAAGAGAAAGACGCAGAGGGTCTTGTTGTTACCGCTATCGAAGAACTGACCAAAGATGAAAACTTCTATCAGTTTTATTTACCAGATGGTCAAGGCGCTGATGAATTATGTGATCAGATACGCTTCTTTAGCCAAGCCTGTGATTGTAAGTTTGTATTCTTTGAGCCGATACAGGACGTGGTGGCAGGTACATCAGAAGAGAGTAAAGAGGCTATGCTTGCAGACTTGTCTATCAGACTGTCGAAGCTGGCTGCAGAGCTAAACGTAGGGATCGTGACAATCGCCCATACCAATGAAAACGGAGACCCAAAGTATTGTAAGATGATTGGTCAACGTGCCTCTGTTATCATTGACCTACAGCGTGACAAAGAGTCAGAAGACTATGATGAACGTAACACTACGTATATCAGCGTACAAAAAAACCGCCCCTGCAGTGAAGAGGGACGGGCTGGAAAGATGAAGTTTGATTCAGATAGTTTTACACTAAGAGAGGTATATTGATGTATGAATGTAAGACTTGTAAAAAGTTTTTGCCTATAGAAAAGTACAGGCTCAGGAAAGACAGGAGTAATTACAGAGTAAAAGATTGCAGGAAATGCGAGAAAAAGATACAGAGAAAAATAAGTGACTTAAAAAGGTCTGCACCATTAATGCCAAAAAACTGCGATTGTTGCGGAGAAGATAGGGGTGAGTCTCTGTTACAATTAGATCACTGTCATGAAGAGGGCAATTTTAGGGGCTGGTTATGTAACAAATGCAACACTGGAATAGGTGCTTTAGGTGACACAACAGGGGGTTTGCAAAAGGCAATAGAATATCTGAGGAAGAGTAATGCCAGTATTTGATATAGAAACAGATGGACTAAACAGCACCAAGATACACGTATTGTCTTGGGCTGATGATAATGGTGATGTACAGCATACCCATGACTATGAGGCTATGCGTATATTCTTTACAGAAGCAAAGGTTTTGATCGGTCACAACATTGTGAGGTTTGACATCCCCGCAGTGGAAAAAGTATTAGGGATAGAGGTTAAAGCCACCCTGATCGACACGTTAGCGTTATCATGGTACATCAATCATCATCGTAGTAAGCATGGTTTAGAAAGCTATGGTGAGGACTATGGTGTACCAAAGCCAAAGATTAGTGATTGGCAAAACCTGACCAAAGAAGAATATGCACATAGATGCAACGAGGACGTTAAAATCAACATGCGCTTGTGGCGTGATCTTGAGATCAAACTAAACAAGCTGTATTGTGACAAACCAACTGAGGGTCCAACAGCAGATGAATTGATAAACTATCTGACCTTCAAGATGAAGTGCGCTGCAAGACAAGAGGCCCTACAGTGGAAATTAGACGTAGACAGGGCGCAGGGATATCTGGCTGACTGGGAACAACAGAAAGAAGAGAAGACTGAGGCATTGGCTAAAGCTATGCCAGAGCGTATTTTGACTGCAACGAGAACACAACCAAAGGTGATGTACAAGAAGGATGGTAGCTTGTCTAGTCATGGTGAGAGATGGATAGAGTTGTGTAAGACAAACCGTATGCCATACACCACCAAGTCTATGGTTGTTGAGGTAGGTAGAGAGCAAGGAAACCCTAACTCTTCTGATCAGGTAAAGATGTGGCTGTTTGACCTTGGTTGGCAACCCCGCACATATAAATTTGTTAGAGAGGATGATGGGAGCGAACGTAAGATCCCACAGATAAGAAAGGACGGTGAGCTTTGTGAAAGTGTCTTGGAGTTGGCTGATAAAGAGCCTAGCATTACTATTTTGGACGGTCTGTCTGTTCTTACTCATAGAATTGGTTTACTCAAAGGAATGTTGGTATCCCAACGTGACGGATACGTACAGGCCACTGTCGCAGGTTTTACGAACACACTACGATTTAGACACGCGAAACCTTTGGTAAACCTGCCATCTGTCGATAGACCACTTGGTAAAGAGATTAGGAGTTGCTTAACATCGCCTGATGGTTATGTGTTGTGTGGTGCGGATATGACATCCTTAGAGGATACAACAAAGCGCCATTACATGAAACCACATGATCCAGATTATGTTGCAGAAATGAGTAAGGAAGGATTTGACCCCCACCTTGACTTGGCTAAACATGCTGGTGTTGTTACGCAAGACGATATCGACAAACATAATTCTGGTGAACGTAGCCTAAAAGCTCTACGTAAAAACTACAAGGTGGTAAACTACTCTGCCACATATGGTGTAGGAGCGCCTAAGCTGGCGCGTGAGACAGGTATGAGTAAGAAGGATGCCCAGAAGCTATTAGATGCCTTTTGGTCGCGTAACTGGTCAATAGAGAAGGTCTCAAGCGAATTACGTGTAAGAGAAGTTCTTGGCGGTATGTGGGTACAGAACCCTGTATCAAAGCTGTGGTACTCTTTACGTTCTGATAAAGATAAATTCAGCACACTCAATCAAGGCACAGGAGTTTGGTGCTTTGATAATTGGGTTGCTCAATGTCAAGAGTTTGGACTGAACATCATTGGACAGTTTCACGATGAAATCATAGCACTTGTAGATGAAAGGTATGTAGAATCAATCAAATACAGACTAGAGGAGACTATTCGTAAAGTAAACGACAAGCTAAAACTGAACGTAGAATTAGGTATTGACGCACAATTCGGAAAAAATTATGCAGAAATTCACTGATTCTGTGTATAATATCTTAAAAAAAGCACTTATATATATGTACCGACTCTAAAAAGGAGAGACAACTTGACTAAATACACTATGGACATGGTTCTTGAGTATGCAAAAGTTTTCCCTGAGAACGCCGACTTCGGTAATCCTGACGGACCTAGAGCAGCCCAAGCCATTTATCAGAAGGGTGGTCAGTATGCAGTCAACGCATACTTTACAGATCAGTCACAAATTGACCAACTGCTTAAAGAGGGTTTAGACCCGAAACCAATGAACAATGATCGTATCCTTGAGGGTAACTCAGAATATGGTATTGGTAAGTTTATGCGTCTGAAACGTGCAATCAAAGATGTTAAGACCTTCACTGATCGTAAGACAGGAGAAGAGACAGAGGTAGACTTTGGTGGTGCGCCAAATGTAGTAAGTCTTCTACAAGGACGTGATGCACGTCGATACTGGAACTTTGAGGAAGATGGCCCATTGGGCAATGGTACGAAAGCTAAGGTACAGTTTGAAACATATTCAAATGGTGCTGGTGTACGTTTGCTTAATGTAGGTGTTACTGAGCATGTCGCCTATGAGCCTGAGAATAAAATCTCAGAAGATGATGAACTATTTATGGTAGGATGACATGAAAGTACAGATCACCTTTCAATCAGAATCTAAAGACGATGGGTTCACAGGCAAAACAAGTATCGAAAGAGAAGACGTAGAAACTTTAAACGATCTAGCTTGGCTTTACTCTGAGGCAACTCAAGCAGCAGGATTTACATATGTGAAATCTGTAGCCTTTGAGAAAGACGATGGAGAGATGGTCTGGAGTGACATCTGATGTCTGGCAAGGTGCTTATAGATGGTGACATCATCGCCTACAGAGCAGCCTTCGCCACAGAGGACCAACCACAACAAGAAGCTATAGATAAAGTAGACTCCTTAATCGAATACGTGTTAGATGAAACTGCACTCCCCTTCGCTGGTAAAGATGACTATGAAGTTTTTCTTACTGGCAAGGGGAACTTTCGATACGATCTAGCAACTACAGCTATCTATAAAGGTAACAGGTCCAAAAGAGAAAAGCCCCGTCACCTCACTGCTACACGAAACCATCTTGTTGATGAACATGACGCTATCGTAAGTGAGAATGAAGAGGCTGATGATCTTATAGGCAAGGCAGTAACGAAATATGGCCCATCTAGTATTGTTGCTTCCATCGACAAAGACATGCTACAGTTGGCCTGTCAACATTTCAACTTAACTAGAGGAACACTTACCACAGTATCTGACTTCGATGGCTTGAAGTTCTTTTACTCTCAGATCTTATCTGGTGATAATGCTGATAACATCTTAGGTCTATACAAAGTAGGACCAGCAACAGCAAATAAGATGTTAAAAGATTGCAACACAGAAGAAGAGTTGTTTGAAGAATGTGTCAAGGCATATGACGGGGATGTAGATAGGGTGATAGAGAACGCAAGGCTCCTGTGGTTAAGAAGAGAGGAAGGTCAAATATGGGAACCGCCAGTTCAAGTAAAGCAAAAGGGAGACTAGGACAACAGGAAGTTAGGGACGCTATACTTAAACGCTTCCCCAACCTTGAGCCAGATGACGTTAGGTCTACAGCTATGGGGCAGAACGGGGAAGACATACAACTTAGTCCAAAGGCACGTAAGTATTTACCAGTTACAATAGAGGTAAAAAGACGTAAGAACTTACAGACAGTGTATGATTGGATGGAACAAGCTCGGCAGGGTTTTTATGATCCTGTCGTATTTTTTCGGGGAGATCGTAAGGAGTGGCTTGCAATCGTACCTATGGAAGACTATCTACATCTTATGAAACAAAGGGGAAAGAAATGACACAACAAGAACTCTTTAAGATATGGGGTGTAGTGCATGGGCCTTGGGATGATGGTGAGCATGTGTGGCTTACCTGCAAGGTAGAACATGAGGGAAAGATGGTAAGTCAACCACAGGATATCCCTTATCCAGATTTCAATGCAGCATACAAAGATTTAAAACACTTCGACACTAGCATTGAGCCAATAGTTAAATCAGTAGACCTCTCATGGATGTATGATGCTTGATTACAGGAGCAAGAGAATGGGTAAGCGTAGTAATTATGAGAGAAGGCCACGGGATTTTTACCCCACTCCCATAGCCGCTGTAGAGCCTCTCATACCACATTTACCTTACACGTTTGAGTACATCGAACCTTGTGCTGGTGATGGAAGATTAATCGACCACATAGACGAACTTACAGGTGGTGCTGCTAGTCTTCTTGTTGCTACCGACATAGAACCAAGACGAAGTGATATTCTACCTGCAAATGCCCTACAGTTAGAGGTTGATCAATATGACCCAGAAACCTACATCATAACAAATCCACCTTGGGATAGGATGCTTTTACACCCCATGATAGAAAAATTCATGCATACGTGTAAGACTTGGTTGTTGTTTGATGCAGATTGGATGCACACAAAGCAGTCTGCTATTTACATGACATACTGTAAGAAAGTGGTTAGCGTAGGTAGAGTAAAGTGGATAGAGGGAAGCAAGGGACAAGGGAAAGATAACTGTTGTTGGTACTTGTTCGATATTGAGCAAGAGGGGCCAACAGAGTTTTACGGAAGAGTTGTAGAGGACATAACATGATTAACGAAACAGATATCAGAGATATGCAAGAAGACCTTGAGGGCTACACAAATTTTGTAGAGAGCATGATAATGACCAAAGGTAAAGATCGTCTGGTAGAGAATACTTTAGGTCTTGTGGGTGAAGCTGGTGAGGTTGCAGAAAAGATCAAGAAGACATTTAGAGATAGTACAGCGTATTCCCATCAGGAGATATTACAAGAATTAGGGGATGTTCTGTTTTACGTTACGGCATTGGCTAATCTGCATAATGCAAACCTACGTAAAGTGATGGACTTAAACATGCTGAAGCTAAACAGCAGAAAGCAACGAAATAAACTACATGGATCGGGTGACAACAGATGAAATGGGTATGGAGATATTGGAAGTATTTAAGAACTTGGCGTTTACATAGAGAGACAATCAAGGAACTTAACCGACTATCTGATAGAGAACTAAAAGATATTGGGATTAGTCGAGGTGATATCGACAGGTTGATCTGGCTAGAAGAAGATAAAACGATGCGAGGACGTGGAAAAGATGAATAATTATCTACCAACAGATTATCAGACATTTATTGCTAAGTCACGTTATGCCAAATACTTTGATGGCAAGGGACGTGAAGACTGGTCAGAGACTGTAGAACGCTACATGGATAATGTTGTTCGCCCCAAGATAGGCGACGACACATACGTCAACAGCATACGTGACGCCATCCTAAATCTTGAGGTTATGCCTTCTATGAGGGCAATGATGACTGCAGGTCCAGCCTTAGAGAGGGACAATACAGCAGGGTATAACTGTAGCTATCTACCCGTAGATGACCCTAAGTCCTTCGATGAAGCTATGTTCATTCTCCTCTGTGGTACTGGTGTCGGGTTCAGTGTCGAAAGACAATACATATCCAAACTCCCTGAGATACCTGAGTTGTTCGATAGTGAGACTGTCATCGTAGTCAGAGATAGCAAGGAAGGTTGGGCTAAAGCATTTAGGCAACTTTTGGCACTCCTTTGGG